GACAAAGTCAATGAAGAGATAGCAAACTATGAACGTATGATAACGTTTGCAGTTCTACTGGCAGGATGAGCTTGACAAATACAACAAATGGCTGTATAATGCTATATATAAACTATTAACAAGGAAGAACAGATGGCTATTAAAATTGACGGAGCAAAGAAAAAAGCTAAGACAGCAACACGTGATCCAATTTTTGCAGATGAGAAAGCTGTTGGTAGTGAGCCAGTTTGGGATACCGAACGTGCGTTAAAGTTTACAGATGAAGAGTTTGATCACGAGATGCGCAAGAGCTTGCGCTATTACAACTATTTCTATTCTAGCAAAGAGCTTAAAAAGTATTTGGTCGAGTGGTTAAAACAGACAGCAGGCGTTGCTCATAAACTAGATGCTGTAACTATTACACGTTTTGCTAAAAGCACAGACGGTTACACTCCGTTAACTGCGCCTGCGCTGATTAAAGCACACAGTAAGGGTATGCCATTGCGTGAACGTGAAATCAAGTACATTATTGGTGCCGTAACTAAAGCATTAGCATTGGATGATAACGATGTTAAGGTACTTGAAGAAATAACAGATAAAACCAAACCAGCAGTTAAGGTGCCTACTATTCAGGACCGTATGAATGAGATTATGAAAACTCATATCTTGCACTTCGAAGAACTTGAAGATAGTTTGTACGAAGGTAAGACTGTAGAACCTAAAGCATACGAATACCTAAGTGGTAAAGGCGTACCACAGGCAATGCTAGGTAAAATACAGGCTGTGTTTGAACGTCGTTATGCTGAAATTACAGAAGCTAAGTCAACAAGCGACGAAGACTTAAAAGAAGCATACAGCTATATGAAAGCGGCAGACTGGAAACGTTATGATGCTTTCTATACTCGATTGTTTGACGGCATTGCACAGTATGGACAGGTTAAGAAAGCAACTAAGAAAGCGGCAGTGCGTAAGCCTCCGCAAAAAGAAAAACTTATTGCTAAACTCAAGTATGCTAAAAACGATACTACTAATAAACTAGTATCAATCAACCCAGTTGACATCATAGGCGCCACCGAGCTTTGGGTCTACAATATTAAGACACGTAAACTAGGCAAATACATAGCAGAAGATATGGGTGGTGCACTTGGTGTTAAAGGTACTGCTATAACAGGTTTTAACGAGTCTACAAGCGTACAAAAAACTTTACGTAAGCCAGAGGTGCAGCTAAAAGAATTCTTAGCCGCGGGCAAGATTGAATTGCGTAAGTTCTTAGACAATATCAAAGCAACTGATATTAAACTAAATGGACGTATCAACCTTGATACTATTTTACTCAAAGTAGCATAAACATTAAAAGTCATCCTGTTAGTGCTAAATATACGAAACAGGATGATTTCACATGGCAACAGCAACAGGTAATTTAACCGCAAATCTCAGTCTAACTACAGACAGTTTATACAATCCAGTTACCGGTACAGGTGCTGGGCATATTGCTTATGATGCAACTCCGCTGATACCAGAGAATCAACAACGCAACGATATCATTGATTACATTCGTCTACGATTAGGTGATCAAATTGTTGATGTCGAAGCAGATAAAGAACATTACGACATGGGTATTAAGCAGGCCTTTATACGTTATCGTCAACGCAGTTCAAACGCAGTAGAAGAAAGCTATGCGTTCTTAGATTTACAACCAGAAACACAAGAATACATATTACCACGTGAGATTATGGACGTTAGAAAAATATTTCGTCGTGGTATCGGTAGTGTAACAGGTACTACAGCTAGTCAATTTGAACCATTTGCAAGTGGATATTTAAACACTTATATGTTAGTGGCAGGACGAGTAGGTGGACTTGCTAACTACGAATTGTTTACACAATACCAAGAGCTAGCAATGACTATGTTTGGTGGCTACATGAACTTTACGTTTAACAAAGCAACTAAAAAATTAACAGTATTGCGCAAACAACCATGGCAAGGACCAAACTCTACTGCGGTAGAAAGTGTTGCATTATGGGTATATAATGTTAAACCCGATAATATGTTATTAAACGATCCGCAGGTATATCCGTGGATACAAGACTATGCTTATGCATTGGTGATGATGAGTATAGGTCAAGCACGTGAAAAATTTGCTACTATTGCAGGTCCGCAAGGCGGCGGTAGTTTAAATGGTGCAGCACTCAAAGCAGAAGGGCAGGCATTGTTAGACAAACTAGATGCCGAAATATCAACCTATGCCGACGGTGGCACACCGTTAACTTGGATAACTGGTTAAATCAATATTTGACACCTGTCTGTAATAAAAGTATAATATACTATATACAGAAAGGAATAGTATGATTATATCAGTAACAGGATTCATCGGTTCAGGCAAAGACACAATCGCAGATTACCTAGTAGCAGAGCACGGCTTTAAACGAGAGAGCTTTGCTGGCACACTTAAAGATGCAGTCGCAACAGTATTTGGATGGGATCGTGAACTACTTGAAGGGCGCAGTGCAGAAGGTAGAGCCTGGCGTGAACGAGTAGACCCGTGGTGGGCCAAACGCTTAAAGATGCCCAAACTTACTCCGCGTTGGGTATTACAAAACTGGGGCACTGAAGTATGTCGTCAAGGATTCCATACTGATATATGGATAGCAAGTTTAGAAAATAAACTACGTAAAACAAATGAAGACATTGTAATCTCAGATTGCCGATTTCCTAACGAAATTAAAATGATTAAAAATCTAGGCGGCAAGACTGTGCGAGTTAAACGCGGTGCTGAACCTGAATGGTATAATGCGGCCAAGACTGTGAATGCTGGCATGAAAAAGATTGGGTGGGCATTGGGTAAAAGTGAGCTAGATAACTTGGGCATTCACCCAAGTGAGTATGCGTGGATTGGTACTAAGTTTGATGTTACTGTGACTAACGATGGTAGCATAGATGAATTATATGCTAGTACCGAAGAATTAATCGTATCAGAAATCAGGAGTCAAGTCGCCTTGAGTCCAACCTAAGCCTTCTTTAACGATAGTAATTTGACAATTAGCGCATACTGTTCTCAAATTAAATAGTGAATTATTTTTTAAATTGCCATCGACATAATACACACTAAGTTGTTCTTTATACTTTGCCTTAAAGCCACATTTTTCACAGTGTGGCTTTTTCTTATACCCGGCAAGTATCCAAGTTGGTTTTTGTGGTGCAAGTTTTCTATTCTTTCTAATACAACCGCTGCATCTTGTTCGAAAATGAGTTACACCACCACGCTTATAGTTAATTGCTGCGGGGTTTCTAGCACAACTCTGACATAAAGGGCGGAATTCCATACAGTATTTATAGCAAACCTTTGCCAAAGGCTCCTTAATAGACTGTATTTTGATAATACTGATAAATATTTTAAAGTATTATAATATAAGGATACTAAAATGGCATCATTAATTTCCCCAGGCGTATCGGTTACCGTTATAGACGAAAGCCAATACCAACCAACCGCAACTGGTACAGTTGCTTATGTATTATTGGCTACAGACCAAGACAAACTAAACCCACAAGGCACAACTGCAACTTATACAACTAAAGCAAATGCTAATAAATTAATTAAAGTCACAAGTCAACGTGAATTAGTTACAGGCTTTGGTGGCATCAATTTCCAAGTTGACGCAAGTGATAATCCTATTCATGCACATGAATTAAACGAATACGGTCTACTTGCAGCCTACAGCGCATTAGGTGTGTCTAATCAAATATATGTTCAACGTGCTGATGTTAATTTATCTGAGTTAACTGGTACAAGTATTCGTCCAACAGGTACTGCTTCGGATGGTGCATATTGGTTAGATGTAAGTACAGCTGGTACTAATTGGGGTATCACAGAGTGGACCGAAACAGGATTTGCATTGCAAACACCAACAGTAATTACTGACGCGGCACAATTAACTAGCGGAGTGCCATTGACATCAGTTGGTGCAATTGGTACGTATGCTGTTAATGCAACAAGCACATCAAATCCAATTTACTACAAACGTTGGGACAATACCTGGGCATTGATTGGCAGCGACGCTTGGCAGGAAGCAGTGCCCACAGTAACTGGTAGTGTTTCATCACCAACCCTACAAAGCGGCAGTAAACTAGTATTAAATGGTGTACCAATTACTATAAATGGTACTACAGTTGCTAGTGCAAATATTGATATTAATACTGCAATGAGCGGCAAGAATGTTATTTCAACAGTTAACGTTGCTGGACAAATTGAATTACGTATTAATAGTTTAGCTGCATCAAGCGGTAACTTGTCACTTCCAAACGGTCAATTAACAATTGCTAAAGGAACTACATTAGGTGTAGGCAACGTTGACTGTGCTGTGACACTTGGTCTACTTTCTAGCACCGATGCTAACGTTGTGACATTTAATGGTCCGACAATAACATTTGATACATATCGTAATACTCCAGCTTGGAGAACAAGTGATCAAACTCCACGTCCATTTGGTAGTATTTGGCTTAAAACATCAGCTACTGGTAACGGTGCAAACTGGGGTATTAAACAATACAGCGCACTGTTAGATTCATGGAACCTATTAGCAGCACCGTTGTTTTCTAGCGATACAACAGCAATTAATGGATTAGATTTAGTTGGCGGCGGTGGCCAAATTGCAGTTGGTACAGTGTATGTTAAATATGATACATTAGGTACAACAACAGGCACATTTAAACCATACGTTAAAAACGTATCTGGTTTAGTAAATGTAACAGGTACAACTCCAGTAAGCCCAATTACATTTGATGCCAACGATGCATTTATTATGGAAGTTAGTGTACCAGGAACAACTGTTACACAATCTGCAACTATTAATTTAAGCGGTACAACTGCGGCAAGTTTAGTTGGTGACATTTTAGCAGCAAACTTACCAAACATTGTTGCATTAGTTACAACAGCTGGTGCAATTAGTATTAGTCATCTTGCTGGTGGTACTATTAAATTTACACAAACATCAGGTACTCCGCTAGCAGACGCAG